AAATCTAATAATGATCAATCGTAGTTCAATGCCTCAACAAATTGAAAAAGGAGTACGTAAAGTGCGTGGAATGGGTAAAGCAATGAAGGGTGGCGGTTGCGTCACTGGTAAAGGTTACAAGCGTGGCGGTATGGTTGCCAACGCCGACGACAGTATGATGGTCGCAGGTAAGGCAGGTATGGCTGCTAAGATGGGTAAATCACCAAAGACACTCCGTGGTAAGGCTCGTCCTGCAATGGCTCCTAAGCCCATGCAGAAGGCTATGTCGCCACAGATGCCAATGCCTCCAATGTCGGATCAGATGATGCGCGATGGTGGAATGGTTAAGAAAAAGATGCAGTACGGCGGTATGGTTAAAGGAAAGATGTACTAATGCCCTTGGGTAAAGATGTATCTAAAAACATCAGGGAACTGATGCGCGATAATCAGAAGACTGGCAAAGAACGTGGCATGGGTGGAAAGCCTCGGTCACGTAAGCAGATGGTTGCTATCGCACTACAAGCTGCTGGTAAGAAGAAAAAGCGTTAATACAGTATATACTTTCGTTAGCCAAAGTATTGCGTTTAAAATACTATATGATTACTTGATATATAGTGTTAAAACGTGAGAACAAAATGACGGATACTGTAATTCAACTTAAAGTTGTCCCAAAGGAAGAACCAAAGACAGATCAGGATAACCATGAAAAGATCAAGGAAGATCTTATTAAGGGTTTAGATTCTGTTGGTCCTGTTAGCTGGATTGTCGGCATAGCCCGTACCACAGAAGGTAATTTAGTGAACTTTGGTTCTACTGTTGACCTAAAAGAATACGTATTTGGAATTAGTGTGCTTCAACATCTGATGCACCAAGCAATAAACGATTCTATTTCAGATGAATAAAAATACTGACGTAGAGACATTTGTTTATTACTTGCTTGAAAAGATTCGCAAAGACATTACTGGTCAGCAAGAGTCTGTTCATTCAGGAAATGTTTCCTCAATGGAAGACTACAGGTTCAGAATTGGCGTTCTCAAAGGTTTAAACATGTCGATAGACTCAATTAAATCTCTAGTCAAGGTGAACGAAGAAGATGAGTAAAGAACTTTTACCTACGCCATGTGGTTGGCGCATATTAATTGAAGTTTCTGACATTCAGAATGTCACTGCTGGTGGAATCCATATCCCTGATATGGCTAAATCAAATGAGCGAAACCTCACAAGTATTGGAAAGATCGTAAGGCTAGGAAAACTTGCTTACAATCGTCCAGACCTTGGCATTAATGATCCTTGGGCAGCAGTTGGCGACTACGTAATATTTGGTCGTTATGCTGGTTCACGCATCGAACTTGATGGCAAGGAATATCGCCTCATGAATGACGAAGAAATTCTTGCAGTTGTTCCAGAGGAAATCAAAGGAAAGATCAAGCGGGTATAACGTTACCTCTTGCAATTTTATCACATGGGGAGTACCATGCAGTTAGAAACTGACACGGAAGACACTATTATTGAGCTTGACGACAAGGCTCCGTTTCTCGAAACAGAACCACTTCGTGACAAGCTTTCAAAGATTGAGCCAGAAGTAGAACAGGAAAACAAGAAACCTGCAGATACATCTGACGAAGATTCTGACAGTGAAGACCTTAATGAATACGGAGATCGTGTTCGTAAACGTATTTCAAAAGAAGTTTGGAAACGTCGAGAGGCTGAACGAAAGAATAAAGAACTAGAAGACCGTTTAAACGAAGTCATGGGTTCTTATAAAGAAACTCATACTAATTTGATCAGGTCTAACGAGGCTGCGCTTTCTGCTCGTGAAGAATCTATTAAGTCTGAGTTTGAGAAAATCCAGACAACATATAAGAACTCTTACGACAGCGGTGATACTGATGAGATGTTCAGGGCTACTGATCGACTCACAGATCTAAAAGCGGAACTTCGTGACATTGAGGGTTTTAAGGGTCGTCTTAAGCGGGAAGCCGCTGTAGAAGAACCTGTACAGAGGCCAAGATCAAACGGACCAGATGAACGTGCCGTTGATTGGGCTTCAAAGAATGAATGGTTTGGTAAGGATGTCGCAAAGACAGGTGCTGCCTATGCCATTGATGCGAGTCTGAAGTCGGAAGGTTTTGATCCTTCTTCAGATGACTATTACGAGGAACTTAACAATCGGCTTTATAAAGAGTTTCCTTCCCTTGCAAAGAAGGAAGCACCTAAAGCAGGAGTTAAATCATCCTCGCAGCAAGTAGCTGGGGTTTCGCGTGGCTCCACTAGCCGCCAAATAAAGCTTTCTGCATCACAAGTACAGATGGCAAATAAGCTTGGCGTTCCACTTGCAGAATATGCGCGTTATTTAAAATAAGGGATATTGAAATGCAACCAGCCCGTAAAACACGAGATGAGATTTCTCGCAAGAAGACTTACCGTCCACCTTCCGTCCTTGATATGCCTACACCTAATAGTGACGATGTTGAGTATCGTTGGATTCGAGTAGCAATTCGAAACGAAGATGACGCTAAGAATTTATCCAGCCGTCGCCGGGAAGGCTGGGTTCCTGTTATGCAGGACGAACATTCCGGTTTTGATGGTCCTTCTGTAGGGGATGGAAAGTACACTGGAGCAATTGGTATCGGTGATCTTGTTCTAATGAAGAACAGCTTTGAGAATAATGAATCTCGCAGAGATTATTATGCTGGTAAGACTAATACTCAAGAAGAAGCAATTGACAATGATATCATGCGTGAACAGCACCCTTCTATGCCTTTATTGAGGGAGCGTAAATCAACCTCAACTCGTGGCACTCGGAAAAATAAATTTGATGATTAATTTTATTTCGGGGCCACAGCTAACTAGGAGTTAAAAAATGGCTGCTTATGGCTTTAAGCCCCACCGCCACCTTTCGGGTGGTGTAATTCGTGCACAGGAATATCTTATTTCTGCTGCGTACACGACTAAAATCCACACTGGTGCTCCAGTAAAACTCGCTTCAGGTTTTATTAACCTTGCAGCGGCTGGTGACACGATGGTTGGTATCTTCGGAGGTGTCTCGTACATCAACTCCGCAGGTGAGACGAAGTTCTCCCGTTATTGGACTGGTGAAGCGAGTGCAACGAACATCAAGGCGTTTGTTTACGACGATCCTGATATCTTGTTCTCTGCTTATGACGATGGTGTTTCAGACTTCCTAGCACAGGCTGATATTGGCACGACTGGCGATCACATCGCTGGTACTGCAAGTGATATCACTGGTGTTTCTGGCGCGATGCTTGATACATCAACATTCGGCACTGACGCTGGGTTCCGTTTGATTGGTCTTGTACCAGCACCGGGGGCCGCTTTTGGCACAGCAAATGGTACACAGGCAGAAGTGATCGTCTTGATCAACGAACACCTGTATGCTCGTTAATAGGGAGAATGAACAATGATTAATCGTGCACAAATCCTCCGGGAACTTGAACCCGGCCTCCATGCTCTCTTTGGCATTGAGTATAAGCGTTATGAGAATCAACACGCTGCGATTTTCGACGCAATGACCTCTGATCGTGCTTTTGAAGAAGAAGTTCTGATCGTTGGTTTCGGTGCTGCTCCTACGAAGGCAGAAGGTCAGGGAATTTCCTATGACGACGCTGCTGAATCGTGGGTGTCGCGCTACAACCATGAGACGGTGGCCCTTGGCTTCCAGATCACGGAAGAGGCGATGGAAGATAATCTTTATGATTCTCTTGCAACACGCTACACGAAGGCTCTCGCCCGTTCTATGGCTCACTCGAAGCAGGTTAAGGCAGCATCTGTGCTGAACAACGCCTTCGCTGCGTCTGGCTTTACGGGTGGTGATGGTAAGACTCTTGCTGCAACTGACCACCCTCTCTGGGGTGGTGGTACACTGTCGAACCGCGCTGCTGCAGACATCTCTGAAACGGCACTGGAAAATGCTTTGATTGCAATCGGCGATTTCGTCGATGATCGTGGCCTTCCAATTGCTCTTCAGGCTTCTCGTCTGATTATTCCTAATGAGTTGACGTTCGTTGCAGAGCGTCTCCTTAAGACAGAATATCGTCCGAGTTCTGCAGACAATGATGTCAACGCTATTGTTTCAACTGGTATGATTAGTGGTGGCTACACCGTTAATAACTACCTCACTGATCCAGATGCGTGGTTCATCAAGACTGACTGCCCAGATGGCCTGAAGATGTTCCAACGTCGTTCGCTTAAGACGGCAATGGAAGGCGACTTTGAGTCTGGCAACGTGCGTTACAAGGCTTCCGAGCGTTATTCGTTCGGTTGGTCTAACCCACGTGCCATCTACGGTTCGCCGGGCGTCTAATAAACTAGGGGGAGGGATTGTCTCTCCCCCTTTTTCAACTTGTACTGACAGCTTTTGCTGACTTTGCGAGACAGTACACTTT